ACACCCGTTTCAGCAAATACTCGTGCAATTAATTCAATCTTACCCTGACTAGCAGATACAATTTGATTTACAGCACTTGCCGTTGTTGATTGCAGTGCATCTGGTTCTAAACCCATACTTGCTTTATTCAAACCCGTACGAGATTCTTTTATTTGATCTAAATAATCAAGTAATGGAAAACTTTGGTTGGCTATCAATGGTGTTGTTAATGGTTGAACAGCCCCAGGTTGTTTTGCCCTGATTATGCCACCAGGATTGTTATTTATAATATCATCTAAATTAACCTGCCCGTCAACGGCTACTAATCTTGTGTTGTTTGATAAATATAAATTATCTAAAATTTGTCTAAGTACAGTTGATTTAATTAACTGCAAATCCATAACTTGTTCAGCTAACGATACACCAATCATTCTGTGTGGCATTAATATCGGTGAACATACGGCAAAAGGAATATGGTCAAATGGCTCATTCATAAGAATATGATAGCCTTGTCCAATAGCACACACCCTTCTTAATTCAGGAATTTTATCATCATCAACATCAACACGAATATATGCCTCGGTGTACATTACTTTTCGTTGTGATTCATCTGTTGGATTGTATTCAGGTGAACCCGAATCTATATCTTCAAAACGATTTCTTTTTTCTTCTTCTTGATCTAATTCTTCACCACTTCCAGCATATTGCATTACTTCATCAAAATCATAACCCATAGCTACCAATTCACCCACACTCATTTCTCTCCTATGAGCAACGAAATCGGCATCTGCTAAATTTTTAGTGTGACGTTGAATTAAAAATTCTTCTTCAGGAATATTAATTATTTTTATCTGACCAGATGTAGTTTTCTTTTTTATCTTAACATCATAAATCATGGGTATTGGAATCACATTACCCATTTCGTCAGTTTGTTCCTCTATATCTTCATTTATTGGTCTTGAATCTTGTTCAATAATTTCAATATTGGCATCTGATGACAATATTGTTAATTCATCTAAGGTTAGTCCATTATAACTTTCTTCAGTGACATCCTCAGATTCATCCCAATAAAACTTTAATACACCTAGTTTAAATAATAAGGCTGATTTAAACCAATTATGAAATAACGTAAAACCATCATTTTGATCCACAATATAATTACAATATTGTGTTGCCTGAATAGATGCTGTAACATCTTCTTGTTGTCGAGGTACAAAACGAACATATTCTTTGCTTGATGTAAAAATTCGCATAACTGATGGCATAACCATTTCAATTACTTCTTGCACATCTGAAGTTACAACTTTTGACTTTCCCGATTGCTCATTTCCAAATTCTTCTGAATTGTAATAATCTTGAACTTCAATTCTAAATCCAGACAGTTCAGTATCATAATAATTTAAAGCATCTTCCATACGATTTTTTACAATCGTTTGTAATTGCTCATCAGTCATTTTTGGCATACTTAATTCTTTTCTTTTTTATAAATAAATGGCGAATAACCATTGATGGTAAAATTTTTATTAAATAAATTACTTATTTTTTCTTCTTTTTTTTTGCAGTCTTTTTCTTTTTTTTTCCATAAGTGTACATCATCGTTTTCTCCTTTTTTTAAATGTTGCTACTTTACTCATTGGGTTTGCACGTTTGCGAGTAACCGCTGATTTTATTTGTGCCTTAGTCATTTTTTTGGCTGTGGCTAACGGCACACATTTTGGATAACCACGTTTAGAACTTTTAGCTGACTTACGTCCACAAGGTTGATACTTGCCTTTTTTCTTAGGACTAGCAATATCCACCCATTTTTCTTTTTTAAACCACTTAGTTAACCCACCTTTTGGTTTTGCCATCATGTAGTCCTATATTTGCCACCACGTTTTTTGTACGTGCGAACTAACCAGCCATTTGCATAGGCACTTGGATAAACATCAAATTTACGTTTTGCCTCTGCTTTTACTCTTGCATATAGTGAAGGGTTAGTGGGTACAGCTTTTTTCTTTTTTGTGGATTTTTTTTTAGCCACTATTTGCCCACTTTACTCATGGTTTTTTTATGTGCTTGAACGAACGTAAGTGGGTTTCTTGATCTGGTCATAAGTCGGGTCATCTCATCGATATGCTTTTTTGTATGCCCGTGTGCCTTTTTATGCCTAGCTAAGGCATCTTTTTGTCTTTTTGTTAATTGTTTTACCATTTTTTACAACTCCAATATCGGGCGGTGGTTTTATCTTTAGCCGTAGAACAACGATGTCTTGCCCGAAAACTTTTTCTACGACTAGGTTCGTTTTTGCGGATACGCATCGAGGGGTCGCCGAACGTAACTCGCACTACATTATCGTTTTTGTTTTTTACAAAAACTTGAAATTTTTTTTTGCCAAAGCTGGTCTGCCCTTTTCTAATCCTAGAAGGTTTGTTAAGTGCAACCTTTTTGCCTTTATATTCCGCCATAACTCATACAACCCACTTCATGTCACGTTCTATCGGTCTGTTCCATTTATAATTTCTATTGTTCGCTGTAAAACTACTGCGTGAGCCAAACGTCAAACATAACGCATCCGCTTTGTCTGGCGAAGAAAACCCACGTTTTTTAAGTTGCTCTTTTGACTCAACCTTAATCTTACCATTAGACATAAAACTATAACGAGGTGCTGTTAATTCAGTTATTAGTTCCTCATCTTCTGGCATCTTGCAATTTCTTGATTCAAACCATTCACGACACAAAAACCACAATTCGTCACGAAGTCGCATATATTTTTCTTGCATACTCGGTAATTCAGCAACATTGATCGCTGACACCTGACAATCTAATAATTCTTGCAACCTATCCGCAACACCTGCACCCAAACCAATCGCATCAATCAATATTTCTTGCGGTCTTTTGCTGTAGGGTAATGCCTCATATTCAGCAACAATCACACCCACAGTTTCCATAAGGTCTTTGCCTTGCCACACTTTAATTGGCTCTAATAACGTATTGCCTTGTCTTTTGGCTAAGGCTGTTTTATCTGAACCAAATCTAGCTACATCACAACCCCAAACAACCTCTGTTTCGTCAACTTCTATATCCCTATCCAAGCACTCCGAAATGAGGTGCAAGGGGATAATTGCATCCTCGTTGGTGTCTGGAAACTCACCTAATACACGAATACGATAAACATTTGAGTCAATACCATATTTTTTTTCCATATCCGCTATGAAATCAGGATTGACAAAATCAGAATCATGACAACTTACACTATAACGTTTCCATGTATCTCGCATCTTATGGTGCGTGTCATAAAAATATCCACTATTTCTCGTGGGGTTACCCGTCAATATAATTTTAGCCCCCTTGGTGGATAACGAACCTTCAGCCGTTTCAAACACAATATCTGGAATACCCGATGCCTCATCGCATATAAATAACATATTAGGACTATGAAACCCCTGCAAAGATTCTGGACTTTCTCTTCTTGATACACAAAAACTCGCAAAACTATCAACAGCACCTAATAAATTTATCTTGTCTGATTTAAATTCAAATAAGTTCCTAAATCCATCAGGCATATTACGATGCCATTTGTTACATTCAGCCATCAAAACATCGTTTAACTGACGAGCTGTGTTTGCAGTTACAGCAACCTTGCATGGAATCTTTGTGCTTAACCAATAAATAATTAACCAACTCAATAACGCAGACTTGCCCGTTCCATGTCCAGATTTAATGCTAATCTTGTCATGTATTAATAAATCTTCTAATACCTTGCGTTGCCATTTTTGAGGCTTTGCACCTAACATGGTTTCCACAAATAAAATTGGATCAAGTGCAAGTTTTGTTATTATTTCGGAATTTTTCATAGAATCCTATTGGGTTGTTCTAAAAAACAAGGGGGGTAGTATGAGGGAGGTATAGCTATAATAACCGCCCCTGGTCTTTTTTATGACGTGGGGGGTATAAAAATAATTAAATCCCAACTACCGAATGTATAATCTATGTATAAACATTTGTAAGTGATTGATATTGTTACTTAAACTTCGGTGTATCTAACCAAAGTCCAGGATAATAATTATCTAAGTGTTTGATTTTATTGACTTTTCGTTTTTTTCCTCGTGCGTAGTGCTAAACGAGTTGTGTGGTTTTGCCCCCTCAATAACTTCTAACCCTTTATTTCCCTTGCCTTTTTCTAACATCCTTCTTTGTATTTCGCTTTGAACCTTCGTCAATTCATCAACATAGTTCGTCTGGTTAACGTCCAATATCTGTCTATCTGACCACTTACTATTCATTTTACTTACAGTCCATTTCAATCCATCTATAGCAACACGACAATTCTGAAAGTCTGTTCTTTGTCCAGTTAATAACTCTAAACAAATATCGTTAATCATTTCACCATACAAGTCACCTTGATTTTGTCTTGCTTGTTGATACATCTTATTAAACTCTTCATCATTGTTTAGCCATTTCATAATAGCTTGAACTGTTGGCATGTCTTTTAGCTTTGAGATAGATCGTACTGATTTACCTTCTGTTATTAGCTGACAAATCTTTGTTAATAATTCTGGTGTTTTTTTTACTGGCTTTTTTGACATTTCGTTCTTGCATTATTTGTTTTTTAGTTCTGCACGTTTTAGCAATTAAGACTTTACCTTTTTTTTTAATTAATCCATCTCTTGTTATGGATATGGTTCTGTCTATTTCATTAAACTGTTTGAAACTATATGGACAATGGTTACCCATGATTACATCAGTTTCTTTATCTACAATTCCATTGACTGTAAATAAAGTTGTTATAACAATAAATTCAAACATAAGCCTAGTACGAGGTATGAACTAGGCTTGTCTATTATACGTGAGGTTATTTTTTGATCATTAAAAAAAAAGTCTTTTGAACTTTTCTTTAAATCTATCATTTCTGGTTGCCTTGTCAATACCATATACAATTTTTATTATATTTACTTGTATTTTATACCAATAAGGAATAATATCTAGTCATGTTAGATAAAATATTTTTTTATGGTACTAAGCTATTTGGTTTGTTTTTATTACCATTTAGTATTGCATATGCGATTCATCATTTAGTTGAAACTAATTATTTGAATTGTGTTTTAAGTATTCCATTATTTTTATTTGGCTTATTCTGTGTTTTATATGAAGAGTAATATTACACCGATTAATCCAAACTATTACAAAGCTGTAACGTTAGATGGCAAAGAAATTGAAGTGTTTGAAATAATAGATGCTTTTAATTTAAATCATTATCGTGCATGTATGATTAAATATATTTTGCGTGCTGATAAAAAGGGTGAACCAATAATTAATTTATTAAAATGTTATAAATATTTAAATCGTGAATTAAAACGATTAGGTTTAGATGTAAGTTATTTAGAGTTTGCACTGAAACAGTATGATTCTAATAAGCCTTTAACTAATACCCCAAATATCACAAAGAGTATCAAGACCGACAATTAAGACTGTCATACCCGTCTTTGATCTGACGTTGTAGTTAACCTCCCAAGTTTTTATTGGTTCGTTATACAGAATAACACTATCTAAAATACTGGTTAATGGTTTTCCTAATTGCATCCTTGCTTTTTGTAATTCAACATAGTTATCACCTTGCATTAGTCCAAGTGTATTTTGTGAACCGGAACTAACAACAGGTTTTAATGCTGACGTTGTTTTAGGTTCTAATCCTGAATATCGCCACAGTTTATAATATTTAATACCTGCGTCATGTTGTGATTCAGTGATAAGTTTTTTTAGCAAATAGGTATCCAACAATGTTTGATTCAAACGTTTTGCTCGTGTTATTTTTGTTTCTGTTACTTCATAATCATAAACATTTTTTCTTAATTGTTCTGTAGTTGGTAAGTCGTTATAGACTGGTATTTGATTTTCAAATCGTAAATTTTTTGCTTTATACTGTTTTTTCTTTTTACGTCTTGGCATTTATTAATCCATATTTGATTGCTTTTAATTTATCTTCTTTACTTAGTTCATACCCTGAAACTATTTTTACTTTTGCAATACGACTTTTTAATATTTGTATTTCTGAAGGTGTTTCTTCAACATCATTATACTCATCTTCCCAACGTTTTTGATTTAGCCAAGAACTTGCTAGCGGAATAAAATTCTTTTCTGTTTTATTTTTTTCTAACTCTAAATTAAATTCTTTGGTTTTTTTTAACAACAAATCAATATCAACTTCTTTTAAGGCAATATTAAAACTTTTTTGTGCAACTGATTTTTTTTCTTTACGTTTCCACAACAACCAAAATTGTTCAAATTCTTTATCATTTTTGGACATATTTATATTATGTGTTTTTATATTATTGTTTCTTTTATATGTGTGCTGATTTTCCGTATACGGCTTTTCAGGATACGGCTTTTCAGGAAGCAGTTGGATTTCTTGGCTTTGCGGAGTGTCAAAAATAAAATAATCGTAGTTTATGATTTTTCCGCTTTTTTGTCTGGACTGTTTTCTAATTATGTATTTAAAATCAATAAGTTGTTTAATTATTTTGTAGCATTTATCTCTGCCGATATTATTTTTTTTGCATAGATCAGTTATATTTAATCGCCAGGTTGAAGGTAATGATAATAAATAAATTAACATACCTCGTGCATCTAAACTTAGACCAAAATTTTGAATAATACTATTTGGTACTGTTGCAAACTTATCCTTTAATTTTGATTTATTTATGAAGTGTAAATCGTTCATCAAATAGCCTTTTTGTAACGTGTTTCCATAATGTATTTCCAAAATTCTTCTGGTTCTGCCATTTGATTTTGTTCCAGTGTGTAGACATCGCCATTACCTAAATTTTCTTTTTTAGCAAACTCAATAAAATATTTTCTTGATGTTGCCCCAACTATTGATAATTTTTCTTTATGTTGGGTGTCTTGATAAACAAGAATGGCAAAGTCCGATACAAACTTTTGTTTATCTTTAAATATTAATTTACACTTTTCATAAAACGATGTTTTAACTTGCAAAGACTTTCCATAAAACCACAGATCATGTCCATTATCGTAGCCACTTGGCAAGGGATGATCCAGATTATATAACTCAGCTACTGCAAATTCACCTGCTGTACCAATACG